TCTGTATCCCCATATGCTCTTTCCGCAAATCGAGCACTCCATCATTACGAATGGCCCCCTGCTCAATCTCTTCTTGGGTTTGTTGATCTTCAGCCGGTTGATCGAATGAAGCAGCAGTTGCAATACCCGTGAATTCATGACCTGCAACCCAAAGAGCGTCCAAAACGTCATCTCGACTTCCACGGGGGAATTGGGTAAACTCTTGTTGGAACTCTTGAAACCCCCGATGATTCAGCGGTAAGGACATCTCCCCAACTTCGCTATCTTCCCCAGGGAACAAAACAGTTCCATTCCCTACGAATCTCATCATAGCATCCAATCGCTGTTCCTTACTACCCGTTGGCCGAACGATTGTAAGAGGCATGGGGCCAATTGGAGAAACTCTAGTGGCAACTGCCAAATTCTGCGTCGTACTCTGCTGTGGCCCAACTTCTTCAAGAAAAACCGTCTGATC